ATCAAATAGACAATATATTGGTGTAGAACTTGATGAAAACTATTTCAAAATTTCAGAAGAACGCATTAAAAAAGCGTGGGAAGAAAAAAGAAAAGAAAAAGATTATGAGCAGAATAGCTTATTCGGAGAACAAATGTAGTATTACTGCTAACGGTTGCAAATATATAACGTTTTTTTGTTAATATTTCTGAAAATGTTTGGTAGTTAGATAAAAATGTTATATATCTGTTGTTAGAATTTAGTGTGTTCGTGGGAAAGATTAGTAAGGTAGTTCGACTCTACATAACTCGTGGGTAAATCAGTCAGGTTGTTCGACTCAACAACACATTAATTCTAACGGACGAGTATTTGCGCTCGTTTTAATGGCGCAAATACTGTGTTAGCTTTAGTTGCCTTGAACGGGATTGATTAACAAAAATTAAAAACAAAATAAAATGATAGTAGATAAAATACTTTACAAAATACCAGCCAAAGAGGTTGATTTTAAGAATATGCCGAATAACGAAGAATTTTATTTTGTTATTGATTTGGCAGGAGGAAAACGAGTTCACAGATGCGGACATCTAAAAGCACATCCAAACAATTTTAGTTACGTGCTTTTAGATAAGACGCAACTAACGGATGAACAGTTACGTGCGGTTGAAGGCAATTGAAGCTAACGGTTCTCGGCTTTGTGCAGGTGGGGCATTAAAGCACGAAATTATCAACCCACCACTAAACTTAATTTAAAAACGAAATATGAATATAGTAGAAAACCCCCACTTGCACAAAACCGATGTTACCTGCCGTTTTTTGTCGGTAACTCACAAATTTGATTTAAAAACAATTAAAATAAAGTAAAATGGAAAATTTAAAAGTAGTAAAAATTGATTCAGATTCATTAGAATTTGATAACGGAATGGTTTTATTTTCAGACCACGAATCAGATTGTTGTGAACATCACTATTTGTCTTTGTTAGATTTGACATTAGATGATTTTAATGGATTAGAATTTGATTTGTCAAATGATGATTTCTTTGAAAGAATAGAAGATTACGGAATAGCCTTGAAGCCTAAAAATGGATTCCCTGTAAGAATACCTGGTTATGGTTCAAATAATGGGTATTATTCGTCAAATCTTGCTTTGATTATTTCAAATACTGATGGTCGTGGTGTGTTTAAGCAATACGATATTACCGAATGTCAAGAATGGAACGATTAGGTTTCTGTCTTAAAATGGCAGGTAACGTCTGATGATAAACAATCGTTTTAATGTTGTTTATCATTTGTTATATGGATGTAAAATTAAACAAAATATAGATATGAAAGAATTTAATTTAGGCGAAAAAGTATCCACAAAAGGAATGGGTGTTTTTAATATCATCAATAAACATGATAAGTTTTCAGGGTGGGTTAATTCAAAAGAACCTTTGATGTTAGTTTATGATGGTAATATAGACCAAGAGAAATATATTACCTTTTCAGAATACAAAGACATGGGATATGATATTATTAAGAATATTTCAATAATCACCAAAGGTTATTTTGATAGGAAAATTTATCTGACTGAAGATAAACCAAGATATGATATTAAAAACATAGAAACTGATGAGGTAATAAAAGGGTGTTATCTACATAATGGTTTTTGGTTTGGTGTTTAATTTTATTTCATATAACGTTTTGCGGCTTTGCGATGGCCGCCAAAGAAGAACTTAATTATTAACCGAGATGTGTCAGGCGGCTATTGCAAAACCGCTGTTAGCCGCTGGCCTTTCTCACAAAATAAAATAAAAATGAACTTAGAACAATTAAAACAACAAGAAAAAGAACTGACAGAGTTGCTTTATGAAAACAGGAATAAGCAAAGAGAATTAAACAAAATTGCTTTTATCCAAAAACACGGTGTTGATGTTGGAGATACTGTTGAGTGGATGGATGGCAAAACGCCACGCAAGGGTGTTATTTCAGAAATAGAGTTTAGTGGGACAACACCGAATTACTACAAAGCACAATTGTTTAATTCTGATGGGAAAGTTGGCAAGAGAGATATGAGAATATGGTCTTTTTCTGTTGATTCAATAAAATTGGTTGCGAAGTCGTCATAGGCTTGCGGCTAACGTTTGTGGCTTGGCGATGTTGCCGAACCGAGAACGTGAATTGAAAAAATAAATATGATTTAATTGCGGATTTTCCGCTGAAAAACTAAACGGCAATATTGCCAAACCACTGTTATAACCAGTTATTTATGGAAAAAATATTTGACGATACTCTTTTAATTCAAAAAGAACGTCCAACGAAAATTACTAAACAACAAGAAGAAAAAATGTTTATTGATTTAGCAAAAGAATGTATTAAATACCAATATTCTTCTGATGATGAAGAAACTATTGCGGAAGATTTAAAAGAACTTTCAACTAATGATAGTGGATTTGAAAAAGCAAAAGATTTAGAAGATAATGGAAATGCGAGTTATGAATTTGACGGAGATTTTATTGACTGGCTTGACGGGATGGATTATAAAAGAAGTGATATTTTAAAAGAAAACGTAAAACTTTGGGTAAAAGCACATAATCCACAACCAAAACTTGAAAAAGGAACAAAATTAAAAATTGTTGAATCATTAAGTTATTTAAAAGATTTAAGAAAAGATTGTGTTGTTTACGTTACAGGAATAAATATGGAACGAGCGTATTATACCATTTCATATGATAAAGAAAAACAAGGCGGTTATGTTCTTGCTTTTGAAAAAGTTGAATCTAACTGTGAGGTTTCTGAATAATTGGTTATAACGGTTGGGTATTTGTGTCAGGTTTTGCCTTGCACAATGCTCAATTCAAAGGACAAATAATAATGGCAAAACTTGCACAAATACCTTGTTACCTGCTGATGTGGTTAATTATAGACGAACTTTAATTGGAATACAAAACAAAAACATTTTAAATTTTTAAGCGATGGAAATAATTACGATTTTAATTATTTGCGGTTTTATGGGATGGTTTTTTGCTAAATCATTGCGAACTGAAACAACAAGTAAAAGCAATATTACCAGAATTGATGATAAGAATTGGATAGTGAATAATAAATTTGTATCATTTGAAGATGACACGCCAATTCTTAGATTTAAGCAGGAGATGGAGGACAGTAAACATTATCGCAATTATGAAAGCGAAAAACTTAACAGGGACAGAGAAAGAATATTTAATGACTGGATGAAAACAACACAGGCAATTCATAAATACCCTGATTTGAAAAATTGTTTATCGGAAGAAAAATTAGAAGCTATTACAGAAAAATACGACAAGTATCTTTTTATGTGTAAAAAACTTGATGAACCCACAATGATTTTGAGTAAGGAAGAATTTTTAATCAAAGAAGAAAACCCGATACATTGTGTTGATTTCACTAATATGATGTGGTTTCCGAAACACTTAGGAATTTATGAAATACACAATGAGAAAACCGCAAAATATTACAATGGTAATATGAATGAACTGATAGCAAAAGAATTTGAAACAAAATGGTATTAAAAGTGCGTAGGCGAAAATTTAAAATGTTTTTGAACCGAAATGTTATTTGGAACACGAATGTAGCACTTGCAGGTAACGTAAATTTAACAGAATCTAGTTTAAGAATCAATTAGTTACATAAAACATGGATTATAAAATTAACAAATTCAAAAGAGAGTTAATGGTAAGAAAATACTCTTACAATACAATAGAAACATATTGTTCATGTCTAAAAGTGATATTTGATAAATGTGGAGAAAATACTACTACTGAATCTGTTAAAGAATATCTATTGACTATTAAAAACAGAAATTATCACAAGCAAATAGTAGCAACTTTCAGAAATTACTGTTTATTTGTTTTAGGTATAAAATTAAATTTACAAGACATTCCTTATCCTCGCAAAGAACAAAAACTACCTGAAATATTCTCTCAAAGTGAAATATCTTTAATTATACAACAGCCTAAAAATCTAAAACATCAAGCTATAATTTGCTTATTATATGGCACCGGATTAAGAGTTGGAGAATTAATTAATCTAAAAATAACAGATATAAATAGTTCAAGAATGATTATTAATATCCGCGCAGCAAAGAATAATAAAGATAGACAAGTAATGTTAGATAGCTCTTTACTACAATTATTAAGGAATTATGTAATGGAATATAAACCTGTAAATTATCTATTCAATGGACAGAAGAAAGATCAATATTCTGAAAGGTCAGTAAATGAATTACTAAAATATTGGACTTTAAAAACAGGTATTAAAAAGAATATCCACGCACATTTATTGAGACACTCATTCGCTACTCATTTATTAGATGCTGGAACCGACATGGCTATTATTCAGAAATTACTTGGTCATTCAGACATTAAAACTACTGAAATTTATGCTAAAGTATCTACTAATTTAATTAGTCAAGTAAAATCTCCTCTATCAAATATTAAATTATAACGCAAACTTGCAATAAAAATGAAACTAGAAGTAACAATACCTACACAAGATAAACCTTATTACACTTTAGAGTGGTATAACGGCGCCGAGAAAGTAAGAACTATATCTCTTTATGAAGAATCTTTTAAAGCTTTAGAAGAGTACTTTAAACCTAAGAAACAAAAGAAAGTTAAACAGCCGGCTCCTCCTCCAACACTAGAAGAAGTTAAAGCTTATTTTAAAGAAAAAGGATACGTGGAGGACTCTGCTATCAGATTCTTTAAATACTATACAGAACTTGATTGGTTTGATGCGAAAGGCAACCCTGTAATGAAGTGGAAAGCGAAGGCTATTAGCACTTGGATGAAACCTGAGTATAAACTGAAAGTAGAAACTAAGAGTGAATCGTCATTTTTTAGAAAATAATTATGAATTTACAAGAAAAAGAAAGAGCAGTACTTAACTTATACGCTGACAACGAATCTTTATTTGAGAATTGTCAACACCTAGTATTTGAAAGTGTTTGGTCTACGGATTTTAATCAAAAAAAATATAAAATAATAAAGTGGAACCACGAGAATGCAAGAAAGTCTGATATTTATTTATTAGCCAACCAACTAAAAAAGGCTGGATTTAGTCAAAAAGAAATAGCTTTAGAAACTGGTGATGCAAATTATAAAATAGCAAAGAACGTTGAGGAATATGTTAAAGATATATTTGACGAATACTCTAAAAGACTTCTTATCCCAAAACTTCATTATATGCACTCAGAACTTAATTCAGAGATAGCGGATGTGAATGGTTGCATAGAAGGATTAAAATCAGTTATAAGTGATATAGATTCTATTAAAAATAATCTTAGTATTGATAAAAATATTGATGATATTTTTGATGAAGCGTTTAATGAATTAGTTGAAGCTCAGAATAGAAAATCAGAAGTAGCTGGACATTCTTATGGAATAAAAGACTTAAATAAATTAACTTCAGGCGCAAAACAAGAAGTAATAGTTGTTGGAGCAAGACCAGGAATGGGTAAAACAAGTTTGATCGTAAATATAGCTAGGCACATAGCTATTGATAAAGGTGAACCAATGATTATATTCTCATTAGAGATGCCTGGAAAAGAACTTATGAAGAATATTTGGGCCAATTTATTAGAGATTAATAGTTGGCAAATTAGAAGTGGGAATGTATCTGATGATGACTTATTAAGGATAAAAAATGCAAAAGATAAAATAAAAAGAAACTTAGTTATAGATGATACTCCAGCAATAACTTATCAATACATTAGAACTAAGATACAAAAAGTAAGAAGACAACTTAAAATACCTAAATCTACACTAATAGTTTGCATGATTGACTATTTACAGTTAATGAAAAATAGTAGAGAGGAAACAATTGGTAAATCTAAAGAGGAGCAAGTCGGAGACAGATGTAATGGATTATTAGAGGTTTCTAAAACAGAAAACATTTGCATGATTGAACTATCTCAATTATCGAGAGATGTAGAGAAGAGAAATCCACCATGTCCTTTAATGTCTGATTTAAAAGACTCAGGAGCTATTGAGGCCAATGCAGTACAAGTTTGGCTTTTATACCGTCCAGACTACTATGATTCTGAAGCTAAAGACCCAAAAACAGGAATGGATTTAAGAGGGTTATGTGAAATTAATGTGGCTAAAAATAGATACGGAAGCACCGGTAAAGTTTATGTAAGATTCCAAGGTAAATATTCCGCTTTCAAAGACTTTGATATAAATGATAATAACAACGAAGAATCAGTATTTTAATGTTAATAGAAGATATACTAATAAACTCAGTTCTTAAAGAGTTCTATAAGACTTATATTATGAATGAGAGTAAAGGATTAATAATTAATCACAAAGGTGGAGCATTACTTTATGATAAGATAGAAAAGCAATTACATAAGATTGAAGTATCCGCCGATGAGAAAAAACGTATTTGGACAGAATGTAAAAAAACTTATCTATTTTTGTATGCTCAGTATAAAGATTACCCTAAAGAAAAACAAAGAGAGTTATTAGAACAATACTACAAGAGTGCTTTGTGCGAGTATCATTTAAACTCATTATTGAAACCTGATTTTAGTGGACAGATTATTTGCTTTGATGATTTACCTAGTGATGTAGTAGGATTAAAAAAAAGTTGAATAAAAAATCAAATATTTTGTAACCTTTTATTTTTATTATCGTTTAACTACTTAAATAACACACAAACACCATGAAATGCTTAAAAATTCAAAACAATGGAGAGCTTGATATTAGACTTGTCGCTCTTATGGGTGGTTCAACCAAAACAAATGACAGATACAAGATTGGTAAATTTGGAACTGGATTAAAATACACATTAGCTTTTTTATTTAGAAATAACTTAGAGTTTAAGATATTCTCAGGAAAAGAAAATGTAGATATTTCATTAGTTACAGAAAACATTTCAGGTGAAGATTTTGAAATAATTTGCATAAATAATAACCGCACATCTATTACTACAAAAATGGGATTAGAATGGTCAGCTTGGATGATTTTAAGAGAATTATGGTGTAATGCTTTAGATGAAGGAGAAGCAATTAAAGAAATTGTAAATTGCGCGGATGTTAATTTACTAGAAGGCAAGGAAGGGACAACAACTTTTTTTATTCAAATAAATGAAACTATTAAACAAGTTTTAGATAATTGGAGTGATTACTTCATAGTTAACGAAAATCCATTATTTGAAAATTCAAGTTATGGAATATATGAAAACAAAGGTAGGTTAAAACTATATAAACAAGGAGTGTTAATTTATCAGCACCCAAATACAGATTCTTTATTCAAATACGATATTAAGAACGCTTCTATTAACGAATTAAGAGAGTTTAAAGGTTCTGTATCGGCTGAGATATTTAACGCTTTAAGAAATCCAAATAAGGAAACGATTTCATATTTTTTTAATAATGTTAAAGAAGAGCATTACGAAGGATCTGAAATGGATTATGATTGGTTTAGTAATTTTGCTAATATATGGAAAGATACTATTGGAGATAGAAAAATAGGATATTATTCAAGCTCTAGTTCAAACGATGGTGGTGTTTCAGAAAATATAAGTAAAGTTATAAACCTACCTAAGAAAATTTACAAAGCATTAACTAAGACATTTGAAGGTATAGGAGCAATAGGTATGTGCGATGAAAAGAATGAGTTTTACGAGGTAAAAGATTTGTTCATGGAAGAAAAAATAAATTTTATTATAATGCAATTGATTGATGGCGGATATGAATATGATACCGACATTACTTTTATAACAGGTATATTTGCGGAAAAAGTGTTTGCGGGAATTAATAGAAATAAGAAACAAGTACTTATATCAAATAACTTGTTAAACGAGCCAGAAAACGTATTAAGATACTTATTGGTTGAAAAAATTGAAGCTATTAAAAAAGGAAGTAGTGACAAAAACATCTTAGCGGATCATTTTATTAAACTTTATACAGATAAGATAATTACTAACATTAAACAAGAGTAATAAACCATGGCAAAGAAAGAAAAAGTAACACTACAAGAATTGATCGTACAAACTCCTGAGTTAAAGTCATCTCTTCTTAAATTTGAGAATGTAAAATTACAACTCGACAAGGCTGCGGAAACCTGCCTACAAATCAAAGTAACTGATGAGAATAGTTTAGCAGTTATGGAGAATCAACTAGGAAAAATGAATGACTTAGTATCCGCCGTTAATGAAATGCACAAGGTTGGTAAGAAACCATACTTAGATAAGTGTAATGCTTATGATGGTGCCAAGAACTATGTATTAGATTTTAAAGTTGACCCAATCGAATACTTGAAAGAAGAGAAGAAGAAATTTATCATTTTAACTACTGAATATAATTCATTTTTGAATTGGATTAAGAACGCTTACGATACAATAACTGACGCAGAACAATGTGATGGACTTTTAAAAACATTTAGTAAAGAGGTAAAAGAAGAAAGGTGGAAAGGTTTTACTGAAAGAGTTAAGGCGGAAGTTGAGAAGTATAAAAAACTTGTTGAATTAAAGAAAGAAGAGTTAACTGCTTTAGAAAATGCTACACCTGATGAAGCAGAAGCTATTAAACAAAATGCGGAAGAAGCAAAACAAGAAATCGAATCGGCGGACACTACTCCTGCAATTTCATTTTCATTTAAGAAAACTAGAAATCCTTGGACTTATGAAATAGTAGATATTAACCTAGTTCCTAAAGAGTTCTTAATGGTAGATGAAAGTAAAGTAAAAGAGTATCTAAAAGCTAATTCTGACTCATTAGAAGATGGTGAAGTTATAAATGGTATTAAGTATTACAAAGATTTAAAAGTAACGGTGTAATGCTAACAAAACAATTACTACATAAATTAAAAGAGAAGCATCCGGAATACTCAGAAGAAGAGATAAGAACCGTTATTATGGGTAATCTAAACACCATCACTCGGACAATATCTAAATCTGAAACATTCAAATTAGTAGTTCCTAAGTTCGGCACAATACACACTCATGGTAATGCAGTAAGTGAACATAAAATAAAAGACAGAAAGTACCACAGAAAGAATATGAATAAAGTAAGTAATTTTACAGATAAAACATTATTATTTTAAATTCCTTGCATATTTTAATCAAATGATGTAACTTTACATCAAAAGTAAACGTATAAAAAGTCAAAAGTATAATTTAAAAGTAAAAACCAAAAAACAAAGTAAAATGGAAACACCAGAAAACCAAGGTCGCAGAAAACCTGATAACCAAGCGTTAGTAAATCCTGCAAAGTTCTTTATTCAATGGAAGTCAAAGTACGAATCATTTATTTATTACAACAAAGATAAAAAAGAGGACGTTAAAATGCCTAAACCATTCGTTTTTATTCCTCTATCAATGGCATTCACTCTTAAAGGATTCAATCAAAAAAAGCAAAAATCTTTTATTGCTAATGAGGTTGAGAATATTGAAACAGATATTTTTACTATTCGTTCTTATGATGCTTTAAAGAAAGTTAATACCGAATGGACAGGGCTATTCAAAGATGTAAAAGAAGTAATGGATGATAATATCAAGTACACAATCTCTTTATACGCAGCTATCAAAAATAAGAAAGGAGAAATGATTCTAGTTAATTTACAATTAAATGGAGCCGCTTTATTTCATTGGTTCGAGTTTGCTAAGAAAAATGATATTTGGTCAAACGCTATTAAAGTAGAAAAAGAAACTGAAGAAAAGAATGGAGCCGTAGATTACAAAGCCCCTATTTACGAAGCTGTTTCTTTAAGTAAAGAAGATGATGTTGCAGCAGGTAAACTTCAATCTGAAATAGAGTCTTATTTAAAAGAATACTATTCTAAAAATAGAGCTAGTAATCCGGCACCAAAGGTAGATCAAAATCAAAATAATGGTTTAAATACACCATCTAAAAAAGAAGAGAGAGTGCAAGATAGTAATGAATCGCTTCCTCCAATTTTCAGTAATGATGATGATGCTCCTTGGTAGTATTTAAAATAAAGTACACATTAGCTCAGTTGGTTCAGAGCGCCTGCCTTGCAAGCTGGATGTCATAGGTTCGAGTCCTATATGTGTACCAAAACAAAAACAATATGAATGTAACTATTCGTCATTTCGGAAGGGTATTACCAAACGGAAACATAAGTTTTTATAATGTAGAACTTTGGCAAGAACAAAGAGAATCTTTGGCAGGCAAAGAGTTTGAGTTAACAATAAAAGAACGTCACAAGCGACCTAGTGTATCTCAGTTCGGTTATTATTGGGGCGGAATATTAAAGACTTGCTTACAACACGAATCTTTTAGTCACTACACTACAGTTGAGGAACTTCATAAAGAGGTAATGGCTCCAATGTTTCTATCTTATCAGATAAGAATAGTAGTAGGTAAAAAAAAATGGGATAAAACGATGGTAAAAAGCTTAACTGAGTTAAATAAAAGAGAGACTTCAGAATTCATAGACAATGTACTTAACTTTGTCGCTCAAGAAGGAGTTTTGATTTTACCGCCAGAGCAATATACAGATAAATATTACAGAGAGATAACAATTAAAGAATAAATATATGACACCAATAGAAACAATAGAAAAAGAAGTACCAGGAATGATAAGCCCTGAAGAAAACAAAAAAGATGCTACAGTGAAAGTAGTAGGTGAATTATTTGGAGAAAAAATATTCAAAACAGGTCCAGATGTATTTGCTAGAATAAACTTCATTAACGCAGAAAGTAAACATCTTATAGGTCAAATGTACTTACAAGGAGTAGACTCTAAAGAGAAGTTAGAAGAGGCTGTAAATGGCTCTGTATATAAAATTAATGAGATATTACCATGTCTGTAATTAAGGAAGATAAAATAATAAAAGAAGCTCTATTAAAACGCCTTAAAGAGTTGTATCCGTCTAATATAGGATTTGGATTCAAGAACTCTTTAGTAGTACAAGATGCTGCTGAGAGAGGTGTTAAAATAGCCGCCGAACAAATTTCTAGGTACTTTAGCCAAAAACAACAAAAGAATACTCTATCTGAGGAACAAATTATTTGGTTATGCTTTAGATATGGTATTACTATTAGAGTTAATGTCGGCGAACCGGTAGTTAGAGATGGTAAACTTTATTATGAAGTGCCTAGATTCGATGAAGCAAAAGCATTACAAACTTTAAAACAATTATACGGAAAGTAATATGGCTAAATGTCCACACTGCTTAATAAAATTTAAACCAACTCGTTTCTTACAAAAGAATTGCGAGCAAACAGAAGAATGTAGAGACCACGCTATTAAAACTGTATTAGAGAAGAATCGTAAATTAGCTGAGAAGAAAGAGAAAGATAAGTGGAATGAAGAAAAGAAAGTAATCCTTGAGAAACTTAAAACAATGGGAGATTACGAGGCTGATTTACAAACAGAGATTAATATCCTATGCAGAATGATAGATGGACAACTTGGATGTATATCGTGTGGTTCAAAAACAGGAAAGATGTCGGCTGGACACTACCACAGCAGAGGAAAAAATACAACTATTAGATTTAATCTCAATAATCTACATCAGCAATGCTTTCACTGTAATGGCCCAATGTCAGGCAACATAATAAACTACAATCTAGGATTAATAAAATGGTACGGTAAAGAATATCAAGACTATGTTGAATATAAGATGCCATTAGAATTTCCTCTTATTAAATGGACTAAAAATGACCTTATATTATGGAAAGCACAAGTAGTAGCTTACAAGAAAGAGGTTGCTAAATTAGAATTTCCTCTATCCGCAGAAGATAGATTGTATTGGAGAGGTTATTACAATAATAAAATAGGAATTTATAAATAACGCAAAGTTGCATTAAAAACATGAAAATCCCAGTTAAAGAAACTATTAAATTAGAATCTGAGATTAAAGGAGGTTACTTAAACGAACCTTTACTTCCTGGAGAAAAACCATTCTCATCTCACAGTTTTAAAACTGAAGTATCTCAAGATGACATCCAACAAATCAGAAATTGGAAAAATAAATTAGTTGAACTTAGAGATAAATACAAAGGAACTGATAAACAAGTTACTTTTGATTTAGAACTTAAAAGAACAATTGAATTTTTAGTCAAATTTTCCGAATAATATTTTGATAATAAATACAAATAGTTTAATTTTATAACCACAAAAAACAAAAACAAATGCCAAAAACAAGTAAAGCAGCAAAACGAATCGAATGCTTAAAGCAATGGATGATTCAACAGAAGTTACCTAAAGTAAAATTATCAACCTCTTTAACTCCTAATTATGAAAGAAAATAAGACATCAGAATTAATCAAAGGAATTAAAATTGATAAACATCTATCAGATGTTATAGTTCCAATAATACCACTTAAAGATAAAGTTATATTAAAAAAGATTGACGCTTCATATAAAACAGCAGCAGGGCTTGAAATTATCGAATTAGATAAATCTAACCGTCCTTTAGGTAGAATTGTAGCAGTTGGACCTAATTGCTCAGAAGACATGAGAAAGGGATTAACAGTAGTATATGACTCGGCAATGTGGACACCTTTATTACTTAACGGAATAGACTATGTAATGATTAATGAAGCGTTTATTGATTGTGTAGTTGCAGACTTAGAAAAAGTACACGTTCCTGTAAAACCTATTACCGGAGAAGACATTAGAAAAGCAAACAAGATTAGTGAAGTTAAGAGAATAAGAAAGATGAATGCCGAAAATTTCGATAATAAGATGGATGAGTACCATGAGAAGGCTAAAGACAGACATAAGAATCCTATAATATCTAAATACAAGAAAAGATGATGAAAATAACTGCTGATGAACTAGCGAAACAATTAAACGGTTTCGATGTAAATGATAGCTTTACAAAAGCGGTTATTAATCTTGCTAAAAATAGCAATCTAGTTATAGTATCTGCGATAGGAGACGATACTATAATATTCAGTGGTTCTTTAAAAGATGAGTTTGATTTACTTCACGGCGGACAGATATTTATGGCTAGAGAAGATAATGAGTACATTCCTTATACTAAACAAAGTAAAGATAAAACTAGAAAAGTAATAGAAGTATTTTGGGATAAACACGCAGTATTTAAGTGGAAGTTCTTAACTCTTATCAAGCATTCAACTTATGATATTAAAAAAGATGGTAGAAGTTTCTGTAAAGGTATTATCTTTAATTTGAATGATATATGAAATTGGTCCCTCGCGCAGGAATCGTAACCATGATAGGCTCTTAATCTATTCCTAAAGTAAGTTAAGGCACACTAATCATCTGAATCGTAAGTCAGGATTAAGCCACCGTAAATAAGGTGGCTTTTTTATATCCTAATTCCGTAAACTTTAATTGTCATAGCATCAAGAGCTGTTATATTATCTTTAACAGTAAACCCTAAAGTGTCTGTTGTATTAGCCCTTAATTTAAGTCCCCATTGAAGCCCAAATACATCTTCCATATCTATAACTCCAACATAAGCTTCAGCAGCACTAATAGCATTAGTTAACTGAAAAGCATTAGCAGCAGTACCATAAGCAGGTTCAAAATTAGCTAATTTAACGAAGTCATAATTTGTTTTAAGACTTGATTCAATAGTGTATTTACCGTTTGTTTGATTAAAATAGTAAAATTCTAAACCATTAGTTAAAGCGGATAAAGCTCCAAATTTATTTAATACTGCTCCGGCATCTGCTATTTCAAATATAATTGTATTTATATAAACATCATAAGATTTTGCTTTTATATAAAAATCAACATTTGTAGTAGAGCCATTTACCAACATAGATGTTGTCCCTGTGGATTCTCCATTAGTACTTAAATACTGACTAAAAGGTAATGCTATTTGGTCAATATCTGATGGTGGTCTTGGAATAACATAAGTGTTAGTAGCTCCATCATTTTCTATCTTTAGAGTATTACCATTCCTAGTGTCACGTATGCTTGATTTAATCATATTTATTTATATTGATCAACTTCGTCTTCTAAATAACAAGACATAGCAAATTGTACTATTTGAGATGTATTACTTGTTGGAGTAGTATAGTTGATACCTATTGAAGCTCCTTTAGGTAATGTGATACTGCCACTGGTTATAACTATTCTTTGAGGTCCAGCATTTAGTATTGTTCCAGCATAATCATCACCATTTGTAAATGTTAAACCAGTAGCCCCCTTATAAGCATTAACACTTAAAGCTCTTGAACTACCAAAATTTTTATTTTGATTAATCGAAACAGCAGTTGCACCTGATATAATAGTTCCTGTAGTTGGATTTCTAACTATTTCAAGATAGCAGTTTCCTGTACCACTTGTAGTATTACCTAATATATAAAATACATTTGTTATAATTAATGGATAATCTTCATTGTTTTTAATGTATAATACAGCATTTTTAGTAGCTCCGTTAGTTAATGTAATATTACCTGTATTAACATTAAATGCAAAACCTCTTTGAGATTGAGCTTCTTCTCTTTGAGTTGAGATAGAGTCAACGTGCGCTCTTCCTTCCTCATCTACTTTCATACTGTTACCAGTACCTCTTCCATCTTGTATAGTTTCCATAATTAATCTTTTTTGTATTTTATAATGTTTACACTAAAACTTATTATCTGACCATCTGTAGCACTTCCTCCACCCACTCTTTTAAAGCCAAATAAAATTGATTTACCAGCAGGAATAACAATTGTACCTGCCATATCTCTAAAATATTGAGTCATTGTTTTGATAGGATAAGAATGGTATTGTGTACCACCTGTATATGTAATATCAGATGAACTATCAGAACATTTAACAGTTAAATCAAATGTTTTAGAAGAACCTCTGTTTTTATTAATTAAAGCTGTGGTTGAAATATCAGTACCATTAGATATAGTTGCATCAAACACTTGAACACATATTAAATCTTCTGATGTTATTGTATGAGAATCAATAAATATTCTTGTTATAACCATATCATAATCAGAATCATTATTTTTAATATATAATAATCCACCACCTGTAGAAGCTGCTGTATGACATTCTTTATGTATAATAAAACTCAAGCCGTTCTCAGCTTCAACTTGTTCAGTAGGCTCTGTAACAGAATAGGTATATAATCTATTCTTATCATCTACTTTAGCTAAATTCCCAGAACCAGTTCCGTCTTTAATAGTATTCATTGGTATATTTTTTTAAGTATTTTAGTTTGTTCTTTTAATTCTTCATAAATTAAATTAAGAAGTGTAATCTCTGTATATTGATTTAATTCATTTGAACTATTTTTATATAACTGATTTAAAATATTAATTTGATTTTCAGTTGAATTATTATTAGATTTTAATTCTCCTAAAATCTCAACCTGTGTCTCTTCAGTAGATGCGTTTTCAGGCAGTTCAATTATTGATTTACCAGAACTACTTACTTTTATGTCTATATATTCTCCATTAACATCTGACGCTCCTTTAGAAACTGTTTTACTTACTGATGGAACTGTTGTATTTATTTTTTTTTGCTTATTCCAATCATCTAAATTAGTATTTGGAACTTTTATTAAAGTGCCGTCTTTTAACCCCTTATAAATAAATCCATCCTCACATACATAAATATAATCCTGTTGAGCTTTTCTTTCTCTCCAAAGTATATTTATTTCTGCGGTTGTTAATACTACACTCATGCTAATAAATTATTTAATAAAGCATACATTTCTCTTAAATTAGAATCTTCTATACAGTTATTACATTCTGTAGTTGAAGGAACTCCAA